AACGTATCTTCTAACCCAAGTGGTGCGAACAACACTTACTCAGGTGATGATAGTAAGACTATCGGTTTAGTATTCCATAAATCTGCTGTTGGTACAGTTAAATTAATGGATATGACAACTGAGATCTCAGGTCAGGACTACGGAATTATGTATCAAGGTACATTAATGGTTGCGAAGTACGCACTTGGTCATGGAATCCTAAGACCAGAATGTGCTGCAACAATTAAACTTGCTGCTTCTTAATTTCAATTTATAGGGTATCTTATTATTAGATACCCTTTTTTTATTATGGATTTTGGTTCAAGCTACCAAAAGTTGCAACAGCGACAACAACAAAAAATGTTGGAAGAAGTAAGAAAAAAACAAATGGAAGAAAGAATGAAAAAACAAATGGAATTACAAAGACAAAGACAAATGCAAACTATGAAACAGCAACAAGCACAAGCTCGTAAAAAAGCTACACTTAAAATAAAGTAATCCCATGTATCATTCATCAAAGAAAAAAAAGAAGAAAGAAAAAGGTGGGAGAGACTCACTTAAAATGAAAAAGAAGGGGTATTAGATATGGAAGAAGGAAGAAAGACTTTACAAATTAAAAAATCAAAAGACAAATTAAAACCACATCAATGGTTTGTAAAGCAACTTAGAAAAAAGTATGATGATCCAAAAGAAGTAAGCAAATTTGGTGAAATCTCTAAAGGTAGAAAAGCTAGAGAAGAAGCTTACAAAAAATTAATGGGAGGTATGTAATGGCTGTAGCTGCAACCACAGAACTTGCTTGTATCAATATAATGCTTGCTGCTATAGGAGAAGCACCTATAAATAGTCTTATCGGCACACTACCTGTTGATGCTCGTATTGCTCAGTCAACCCTTACTGAAGTAAACAAAAGTGTACAGTCAGAAGGCTGGTCTTTTAATACAGAAATAGATGTAACTCTTACAAGAGATGGTTCTAATCAAATAAATATTCCTACAAATGTTTTAAGAGTAGATGCTAATATTCATCAACACCCAACCATTGACCCTATACAACGTGGTTCTAAATTGTACGATAGACAAAATAATAAGTTTGAATTTGATGAAGACTTGATTTGTACTGTGGTTTATTTTAGAGATTTTGATGAAATACCAGAACCAGCTAGGCACTATATAAATATACAAGCTGCAAGAAAGTTTGTTGACAGACTTGTAAGTGACCAAGCATTAAGAACATATACACAACAAGATGAACAAAGAGCTAGAGCAATACTTATGGAAACAGACTTAGCAAATGGGGATCACAATATACTAAGAGGAGATCCTTCTCTTACTAATATCTTTGATACTTACAATCCTTCTAGTGCTTTAATTAGATAACTATGGCTGTTATTTCAAGAGCTATACCTACATTATTAAGAGGTATATCGCAATCTTCTGATGCTTTAAAGCAAGCAGATCACGCTGATATACAAGACAATGCTGATAGTAACCCTGTTCTTGGTCTTACAAAAAGGTCTGGATCTCAATTTTTAGCTTCAGTTGGCAGTTCTACTCTTGGTAATGTTCACATACAAACTATAAATAGAGATGCAAGTGAGCAGTATGTAGCGATATTTAGTAATGGCAATGTAAAAGTTTTTGAGTTAGATGGTACAGAAAAAACAGTAAACAAACCAGATGGCACGAACTATTTAAATACATCAAATCCTAGAAGTGTAATGAAGACAGTAACTATTGCTGACTTTACTTTTGTTGTTAATACAAGTATTACACCTGCTATGGATTCAGCAGTATCAAATAGTGCTAGTAATATTACGCAAGCGATTGTATTTATAAATCAAGCAACAGCTAAAACAACTTATTCTGTAACTGTAGATGGTGTAACAGTAACAGATGACACTACTGGTAATGATCCTCTTTCAACTACAACAGTTGCTACTGATCTTACTGCTGGTTTGAACTCTGGTCTTACAGGTTTTACGATTGCTAGAAATGGTCCTGTTATACATATTAAAAAGAATGATGGTAGTAATTTTTCAATAGATGGTAATGACTCTCAAGGTAATACCAAAATGACAGTTATAAAAGATACAGTACAGCAGTTTACTGATCTTCCTAATGTGTCACCTAATGGATATGTAGTAGAGATTGTTGGTGACGAAGGTACAGACTTTGATAATTATTATGTAAAATTTACAACTAATAACGGAAATGCTTTTGAAGAAGGGCAATGGTCAGAGACAGTAGAAGCTGGCATACCTTTTAAATTTAATTACGATACAATGCCACACGTTTTAATACGTCAGGCAGATGGTAATTTTAGATTTGCAAGAGTAGATGGAGATACATATACAATATCTGGAACTAATTTTACATTACCTAAATGGGGTGAACGTGTTGTTGGTGATTTAATATCAGCACCAAACCCTTCTTTTATAGGACAACAAATTAATACTGTATTTTTCTTTAGAAACAGTCTTGGGTTTCTCGCAGGTGATAATGTAATTCTTTCAACTGTATCAGAGTTTTTTAATTTTTTTCCAGAAACAGTTATTTCAGTTTTAGATACAGAACCCATAGACGTAGCTGCATCTCATACAAAAGTTGCGATATTGAAACACGCAGTAACTATGGGAGAAAAACTTATATTATTTTCTGAACAAACGCAATTTGTATTATCAAGTTCAGCAGATAACCTTACCCCTTCAACTGCTAACGTACTTGTGCAAACTGAATTTGAAAGTAACGCAGCAGCACAGCCTGTAGGTTCTGGTTCTTCTATTTATTTTTTAACTAAAAAAGGTTCTTTTGCAGGTATTAGAGAATATATTATTGCAGGTAATCAACAGATCCAAGATGCTGCAAACACGACTATTCATGTACCAAGACTGATACCAAGTGGTATTTTTAAAATGGCAGTATCAAACAACCAAGATATTCTTGTTTTGCTTGGTACAGAGAATCCAAACAAGTTATATGTAAATAGATGGCTATATGGTGAAGGGTTTAGTAAAGCTTTGAATGCTTGGTTTACTTATACGATAAACAGTAATAGGTCTATTTTAAATATTGATTTTATTGGTACTGATTTAATATTGGTAATAGAAGAAGCTAATGGTGTAACCCTAGAGAAAATACCATTTGAAACTAATTTTAGAGAACCTAATGCAGAGTTTGAATATCATTTAGACCACAAAGTAACTGAAGCTACTAGCGGTGTATCTGTTGCTTACAACTCTGCTACTGGTATTTCTACATTTACAGTTCCTTATAGATTAAGAGCCAACATGAATATAGTTGGCAGGTATCTTGCCAGTAATGAAACAAGCACATTTGTAGATGCTCAAGGTAATACAAAAACTCTTGTATCAGGACAAGCACTAACAACTACTAATGCAGTTGATGGTTCTACTTCTACCATTACAGCAACAGGAGACTTTAGAAATAGTAAGTTTATTATTGGTGAACCTTATGAAATGCACTACAGGTTTAGTCAACAAAGACTTACTCAAGGTGGTGGAGGTGCTACTGAACTTATAAGTGGTCGATTACAAATACATCATTTTTATATTAAGTATGAAGATTCTGGTTTCTTTCAAGTAGAAGTAACACCTGAGAATAGAGACACCTCTTTACATAAATTTACTGGTCGTTTGCTTGGTGCTGCTTCTGCTTCTATCGGCCAAATTAATTTAGATACAGGTACATTTAAAGTGCCTATTATGAGCAAGTCAGATAGAGTAGATATAGATGTAAAGAACAATACGTTCTTGCCTACATTGTTAGCTAGTGCAGAATATGAAGGAGTATTTCACATGAGGAGTAGAAGAACTTAATGGGATATTTAAGAAAATCAAAATTATCTGATCTTAATTATGTATGTCAAAACATGAGACAAATGGATAGATTAGAAGGTTTATATCAAACAGGTAGAGATCCAGAAGATGCCTTACGTTTAACATATTTATCTGGTCAAACAATAATGACAATAGCTGGTGACGAGGATCAACCTATGGGATTATGTGGAGTAATAAAAGATGGTTGTATATTTATGATTTGTACTGATGAATTGTTTTCTAATAAAAAATATAAAATACAACTAATAAGAAAAGGTAGAAAATGGATAGACAGTTTGTTGAAATCTTATAAAGTCCTATATAATTTTGTATATGCAGAGAATCATACTGCTATAAAGTGGTTAGAAGCTCTCGGTTTTGTTTTTATAAAGTATCACGAAAAGTATGGACAACATGAAAAACCATTTTATGAATTTTTGAGGATAGCCTAAATGTGTTCTCCTACTGTTGCTTTATCTGCTGGTTTATCTGCATTTCAAGGGCTTGCTATGCAAAGTGCTGCTAAAGATGCTGCTGAACAAACTGCTGAACAAGAAAGAGTAGGTGTAAAATCTGCTGAAGATAGTAAGAGAAATAAACAATTAGCTTTATCTGAGCAAAAAGCATCAAAAGAAAAACAAGAAGCACAGAATGTATTTGCTAAAAACATAGAGATATTACAAGCACAAAGTTCTTTATTAGCATCAGGAAAAGCAGGTAACAGTATAAGTTTATTGTTTGCAGATTTAGGAAGACAAGGTGGTAATTTTAGAGAATCTATAAGACAAGAGTTAGAATCATTTAGTAGGCAATATGATAGAAATATACAAGGTACAGAATCAGAGTATCAAAACATTAGAAATAGATTAAGAAGTAATACTATACAAGCATATAATCAAATACCATCAACAGGATCAATTCTTTTAGGTGCTGCTGCTTCTGGCTTAAACACCTATGTTGCTACACAGTAATTAATTATGTCATCAAGTTTTCAAAGCACAGCAGCCACAAGGATTTACGATAGCCCTGTAGATACTTTTGTGCAACCTGTTACTGCTATACAAAAAAGTAGTATGGCAGATTTAGCAGAAATTTTAGAAACAGTTAATCCAGCATTACAAAAATTTCTTATAAATAAAGCTAACGAAAAAGCAGAAAAAGATAAAAAGCAAGCTATTGCTGATGTTTTAGAAGCCGAAATAAATGGTGGTGCTATTTCTGATTTATCAAACAGAATTGAAAAAGTTGAAGGCAGACAAACAGCTAGAGAAATAATAGGTGGTACAAAAGCTTATAGAAGACAATATGAAAAATCTTTAGTAGCTTTACAAGCCCAAAAAAGGGGTAACAGAATGGATAGTGACTATGATGTTGCTAGAATAGATACAGGTGAAAAAGATGAAAACGGACAACCTATATTAAAGTTTTTAAAAGAATTTAGTACTGATAGTAATGAATATAGAACTTGGAGAAAAAGTTATCTTGATGAAGATTTAGAGCTTTTTCAAAAATTAGGTATTGATTCAACTGTAGTTGATGATTTTTACATACCTGAAATGAGTAAGGAGATGTTTAAAAATGCTAATTATGGAACTAAACAAAATCGTGCTTTTCAATATAATAAATTTTTAGGATTGATGCCTGAAGTTTTAACAGAAGCATCTTTACATTTAAGCAAAGGAGAAGAAGATCAAGCTGGTGAAATTTTAAATAACTACCTAGAAAATATGTATAAAGGTGGTATTACTGGCACAGATGCTACTAAAACATATACAACTCTTATAGATAATATTTATGCTCAAGGTGAAAAACTATTAGATATAGATGTAAGCAAACCTGATGCTGCACAAAAATTAGCTCTAGCTGAAAGTTTCCCAGATAGACTTTTAAGTTTAGTTAAGTATGGAGAAAAAGATCTTAGAAGTCATAAAGACTATCTAACAAAATCAGCAGCTTTTGATGAAAAGTTTGAAAGATTAGTATTGCAAAAAATTAAATACAAGAATGAAGTGCAACCTTTACTTAACAAATTAGAAATTAAAAATAAGTTTCAAAATATAAATAAAATACCTCTTACTGTAGATATGACAGATGCAGAAAAAACTACAGCAATAGAAACTAAACGAAATGCGTATGAAGCGTTAAAAAATAATACTAGATTTACAACAAAAGAAGAACAAGATTATATAGATCAATTAGGTAAATCAGATAACTTTGATCTTAAAAGTAAAATTATTCCAGATTTAAAAAAGAAAATTACATTAGGTGTATTTGATGGTTTAGATAGTGATTTAGAAAAAGCTATTTCAGATATAGAAAATAATCATGCAACAATGGACAATGAAGCAATCAAGTTGATAAGTGATCTTAAAACGTTTGCAGCAGAAAGTGATGGTTTAGGAGAAGATATACAAACTTCTACAACTAACATAATGAATATAGTTAACGATAACTTAGGTGTAGGAAATAAGTTTCAAATGCTTATGAGTGGCATTAGTGCAGAAACTAAAAGCAATATGTTGAAATCAACTAAGATTGGTTTTGAAGTTCGAGATAAGATAAAAAAATATTACATAGATTATATAGAAACAAATGGTAAACGACCTACCAGTTTAGAAGTACAAGCAATAGAACAACAATATGCTGTACAAGCTTTGGCTGCTGATGGTAAAACAGAATTTATAGAGTTAAGAAATCAATTATATCCAAACGCAGAAAATCCTTTTAAAAAAGTAGAACCAGTAAAAGTTAAAATGACAGAAGGAGAAGGAATGAGATCAAATCCAAACTTTGTAGGTTCTGGTGCTAATCAACAATTTGGTACAGAAGGTGATATAAGTACAGAAGAAAATTTAAACCAACAACAAAACACAAACACAAACACAAATAATAATTTTTTTGAAGATGGAATAAATTTAAGTTCTGTACCTCAATTTGAAAGAAGAAGGGGTGCAGGTTATGGCGGTGGTATGCCAGTAGAATTTAATTTACAAGAACTCTTAAATCAAGAAAACTTCCCTGATTTTGGTGGTTTAGCAGAGTTAGTAAGAGGTGGAGAATCTTTAGGTAGTGGTCTTTATAATGCCTTTAATGGTGGTACAACTGACACAGCAGGTGAAATGGATATAACAAGTAAAACTATAGGTGAGATGGAGCAAATGCAAGCTGATGGCAAAGTCTTTGCAGTAGGAGCTTATCAATTTACACCTAATGTTTTAACAGAAGCTAGAGTTTATTCTGGTCTTAGCAAAGATGATATTATGACACCAGAAAATCAAGATAGATTATTCTGGGGTATGTTACTAAGTGGTAGAAAACGACCTTCTTTAGCTGCGTACCTTACAGGTCAAAGTGATGATCTTAATGCAGCACATGAAGATTTAGCATTAGAATTTGCTGCAATACAAGGACCAGATGGCAAAGGTATGTATGATAATGACAAGGCTGGAAACTATGCCAGAATAGATGCAAACCTAGTCAGAGAATCTTTAATTGCTGCTCGCAAACTTTTAATGAATAGAGAATGACAGACTCAAATTTAATTTCACAAGACGAAAATACAGTACCAGAAGGTGCTTTTGGTATTGGGTCTAAGAAAACTGATGACTTTACAGAGAATGAAAGGCTAAGAAATTTTGGTATTAGAGATATACCTAAAGCAATCTTTGACCAGTTAAAAAGCAACTCAGGTGCAATCGTTTTACCAAATCAAATTACAGAAGAAGTTATAGAAAAAGCTGCTGAAAATCAAGATAAGTTTTTAAAGCCAAGATCAGAAGAAGAAGAGACATTTTTTAGAGCTACCGCAGCAGGTATCGCTGACATACCAAACGAAATAAAACATATAGCTGATTGGATTCAAGGTAATCCTTATGATCCAAATGAGTTAATTGATCTTAAAGCTTTAGGTCTTGAAAAAGAAGGTGATTTAGATGATGCAGCATATCAAATTTTTAAATTTGGTTCTGGTTTTTTAATACCTTATGCAGGTTTTAATAGAGCTTTGCAAAAAATAAATGGCATAAGATTGTTAAAAGGAGTAAAAAATTATGACAAGATTGCTACTGGTGCTAGATGGTTTACAGCAGGTGGAGCAGCAGATTTTGTTGGCGTAGATGCCTATGACGAAAACTTATTTAATTTTCTTGAAAAGATAGAAAATCCAGTACTTACTAATAGATTTGTAAAACCTATTGTTGAATATTTATCTGCACCAGAAAGACCAGAAGAAGGAGGTGAAAGTAACTTTGGTGAAGCAAAACTAAAACAGTTTTTGACAGGTACAGTTTTTGGAGAAACTATTGGACTTACAGCAACAGCAGCAACTAAAGGTTTGCCTAAGTTAAAAAATGTATTGGAACCATTTGCTGTAAGACTTATTGATGACGTTACAGGTGGTCCTAATATATTAAATCCAGAACAGATGGCTAATAGAACTATTCAGCTATTGAAGGATATAAAAAACAACCCAACTAGATTAGCTAATGCTCTAAAACAAATTAAAAGATTAAATAAAGCAACTCTTGTAGGTAGTGAAGAATTTTCAGATGAATTTACAAAAGTACTAGATGATCTACCTAAATTTGATGAAATAACACCAAAAACTAAAGTAACAAAAAAAACTAAAACAAAAGCTACAGATTTGCCTTTACAGCAATCAAAACCTAATCCTAAAATTTGGAATGATGTAGAAAGTATTACTGATGATACATGGAAAGCTACAGGTAAAGTTTTAAATAGAGTTGTTATACCTGATGATTTTTCAGTAGAAGCTGCAAGTGCTATGGGCTATGATGAACTGTTGCCTAAAGTAATTCAAATAGCGAAAAAAATTAGTCCTAATGACCCAGAAAAACACATGAGGGTTATTTATCTTGGTGCAATAAAAGAACAAAAAAGGTTAGCTACAAAAGTAAGTCAATACATGACCGATATAGAACAAGCTTTTATGCTTGGAGAAGAGATACCAGATGAACTATTACAGAATTGGTCAGAAGATGTATCAAAGATGATAAATCTTGCAGGTCCAACTAAAAAGATAAGCAACGAAACAGCAGGTACAGTAAGAGTAAATCAACTTATAGATGCAGAACCTAAAGATGTTATTCGTAAATCTGTTGATGAAGAAGTACAAGCAGGTATTGGTGGTGGAGAAAAAACTGCTGAACGTGCAAGAAAAGAAAGATTCCAAACAACAACAAGAGATTTAGTTGAAAAGACTAAAAAACAAATAACTGAACAAAAACTAATACCAACAAAAGAAGAGCTATATGAAGGTCTGCAAACTTATATACAAAATAATGATATTGAAGGTTTGTTAGGTATTACAAGAAAAGTATTAGCTATGCAGGGTGATAGTAAAAAAATAAGCAAGCTTGTAAAAGGTATGAATTTATTTGATAGAGGAGCTAAAGGTTTGAGAATTAGTAATGAGTTGTTTATAAATAATTTATTGTCAGCACCAGAAACACAAATCATCAATATTATTGGTTCTTTATTTAATGTTGCTCTTGGTCCTTTAGACCTAGCAGCAGGTAGTCCAATCATGGACAAACAAATGAAAATAAGAGCAGCTAGAGAGCTTGCTACTATTTTTACTTCTTCTATAGATAGTCTTAAAGCAGCAGGTAAAGCGTTATGGCTTGATAAGAACATTCTTGATGAAAGAAGAATGTTTGGTACACAAGATGCTTATGAAAGATATGCAATAAGAATGATGGGTGATAGTGCTTTTGCAAAGAGTATAAATTTATTTGGTCATGGAGTTAGAGTACCGTCTCGATTCATGATGGCAGGTGACGAGTTTACAAAACAAATTGCATTTAGATCAGGTCTTATGGGTGATCTTACGCAACAAGCAACAGAAAGAGGATTAACAGGTAAATCTTTTCAGATTTATGTAAAAAGTAATTTTGATGAAATTATAGATATTGTTAATACCAAAAGTTTTACTAGAGGACAAGATACTGCCTTTCCTGATTTTGTACCAAATGAAAACATTTTAGACGCATATACAAGAAATTTAGATTATGCAGCAGATAGAACATTTACAACTGAATTAGGCAAAGGATTTGGTCTAAATGGTGTAGGTTCAGCCCAAACAAAAAAACTTGCAGAAATATTAAAATCTTCTGCTTTAAGGCCAATAGTTCCTTTTGTTACTACACCTGTAAATATAGGTAAACAAGTGATGAGAAGAACAGGTGTGCCAGATATGAGGACTTTATTTAGAGGTATGCCACCAAAATATAATGCAACTTTAGGAAGAATTTTAAAAGAACATAATGATAATTTGTTGAGTGATGACTTAGCTACTGCATATAGGGCTAACGGAGAAGCTACTATGGGTGGTCTTTTATGGGCTTATTTTATATCTTTAGCAGCAGCCAAAGATGATCCAGAAGCAGAATTAGCAATTATTGGTGGAGGTCATCATAATAAATATTTAAGAGAAGGAGAGAAAAGAACTGATGAATTACCATATAGTTTTAGAGTTTTACAAAAAGACAAAGATGGCAATGTAATTAGAGGAGATAATGGTTTACCAAATTACGAATACTTAGACCTTTTATCTCGAATGGAACCAATAGGTTCTTTATTCATGATTGCAGGTGATATGGCATATATTAGAGATTTTGTAAGTGATGAAGATTATGACAAGGCTGCTTATGCTCTTACAGGTTTACTATCAAGAAATATAGGCAATAAATATATGCTTCAAAATGTTTCAGAGTTTATTGATTTAACAAGTGATGTTGGTGCTTTGAAAAGGTTTTATAGAGTGCCAGCAAATTACGCTGCAAATCTTGTACCTTTTTCTTCTTTATGGAGAAGTATTACAAGAGCAAGAGGTGAAAAATGGACATACGAACTTCGTGATAATGAAGGTAAATTATTAGGAACTCAAACATACGAAGGTAGATTTCCGAAAAGAAAAACTAAATTTACAAAAGGAGATAAAAAACCTCAAACAGAAAGAATAGAAGATAGAGGAAACTATACAGAAGATTATGGTGAATATGAAGGTAATGATTTTGGTAGTTTAAAATTATCTAATAATCCTTTCCAAGATTTAGATATTTTTGGCACAATGATAACAAGAAGTTTGCAAGACTATACAGCAGGTTTTAGTGCAGATATTGAACCAATAAGAAGTATGACAACAGGCAGAATTGCAGAATACCCAGAGGGTGCTTTCTTTGGTAATTATTTCAATCCTTTTAAATACAGAAAAGAAAAAGATAATCCTGTTGACGAATATATAAGAAGATTAGATTTAAAGCTTGTACCACCGCTTGATACTATTAGATTTAATAAATATGGTAATGAAGTAAATTTAACAACACAACAATATAACAAGCTAACAAGTCTAATACCTTTTATAAAAATAAGCTATGACGAAAAAGGCAGACCTTTTTTTGATCCGCAAAATGGTAAACGCTTTCCAGAAATAATTTTAGAACTTTCTAGAAATAAAAATAATATCAAAGCTTTAAAAGAATTAGAAGCTGATGGTTCTGGTGGCATTGACGCACAAGGAATGTTAACAAGAAAAGAAATTATAAGAAAAGAACTACAACAACCAGTAAGAACTTTTTGGAAGGATTACAAAAAAGTTGCTGTAGAGTATTATAAAGAATATATTATGGATAAAAAAATAAAATCAATGGCTGAAAACGAAAACAGAAGAGCTTATGAAGATATAATACCAATATTAGAGAACTTCTCTGGAAACTAACTATGGCTACTAACACCACAGCTACGTCACAAACCCATAACGGAAATGGTAGTACAGCCACTTTTGCTATATCTTTTTCTTTCTTAGAGAATACAGAGGTTGATGTTACAGTTGGTGGTGTTCTTAAAACAATAGGCACTCACTACAATATTAGTGGTTCATCAGTTACTTTTACTTCTGGTAATATACCTCCTTCTGGTACTGCTAATATAAAATGTAAAAGAAATACAAATATAAGTGCAAAGAAAGTAGACTTTGCTGATGGTAGTGTTTTAACAGAAACAGACCTTGATAATAATAGCGACCAAATATTATTTGCTCAACAAGAGATTACAGATAAATTAGGTGGTATTGAAGAAGGTGCTACAGCAGATCAAACAGATGCAGAGATTAAAACTGCTTATGAAAATAATGCTAATACAAACGCATTTACTGATGCTTTATTATCAAAATTAAATGGAATAGAAGCAGGTGCTACAGGAGATCAGACTAACGCAGAGATAAGAGCAGCAGTAGACGCAGCTAGTGATAGCAACGTGTTTACTGATAATGACCACAGCAAGTTAGATGGTATAGAAGCAGGTGCTACAGCAGATCAAACAGTATCAGAAATAAAAAGTCTTATAGCAGGTAGTCCTTTAGATGCTAGTCACCTTGCAGCAAACTCAGTTGATACAAGTGAACTGGCAAATGACTCTGTAACAAATGCCAAAATTGCAGATGCAGAACTAAAAACTCTGGCAACTATGCAATCTGCTACAGCTTCTAAATTAGCTGACAGTACAGCTTTAACATCTGATATAGCAGACCTTAACCAGTTAGATGGTTTACAGAAAGCAACAACTATAACTGATGACGATACTAAGTTTCCTACAAGTGGTGCAATCGTAGATTATGTGGCTGCACAACTAGCACCTATCGGTGGTTTAGAAGCTATTGCGAATGAAAACTCTTTTCCTAATACACAGCCAGCATCAGGTGTAGTTATAAGTATTGCAGACGCAGGTGGTATGGCAGTTAGCAGTACTGGTACTGCATCTGGTACAACAGTAGGTGGTACGACAGTAAATATATCTGGTATCGCCACAAACTTTCGTGGAGCTTCTGTTACAGCAGGTGTTAGATTTCTTGTTGTTTCTACAGGTGCAGGTCAAAACTATACATACCATAAAGCAACTTTAAGAGAAGATGATCTTGTAAGTTTAAGTGGAGATATTAACGACTTTTCAGAAAGATATAGAGTTGGATCTAGCAACCCTACGACTAGCTTAGATAACGGAGATTTATTTTTTAATACAAGCACAGGTAAAATGCTTGTGTATAACGGTACAAATGCTGCGTGGGAAGAAGTACAAAGTATAGGTAATTTCTTTATATCTACACTTAGCCCTGCATTTGATGGCAGTACACAAAATTTCACTCTTAGTGATGCACCTACAAATGCACAACAAATATTACTAATAATAGAAGGTGTTGTACAAAAACCTAATGCTGGTACATCTACACCTACAGAAGGTTTTGCTTTAGATGGCAGCACAGTTAAGTTAGCTGCTGCACCTGCTACTGGTGCAAGCTACCACGCAGTAGTAATGGGTTCTACTGTGAATATTGGAACTCCAAGCAATAACACAGTAACAACAGCAATTCTACAAAACAATTCTGTATCAACAGGAAAGATACAAGATGACGCAGTTACACAAGCCAAGATAGGTGCTGGTGCTGTAGGAACTACGGAAATAGCTACTGGTGCAATTAGTCATACCAAATTAGCTGCAAATGCAGTAGAAACTGACAACATAGCAGACGGAACTATTGTAAATGCTGATATAAACGCAAGTGCAGCAATAGCTGGATCTAAACTTGCAGATGACTCTATATCTTTAGCTAAACTCGAACATGGTACATCTAGCAATGATGGTAAATTTTTAAGAGCAAATAATGGTGCAGACCCAACCTTTGAGTCAGCATCTTCTCCCGAAATTTATGGATTTAATACAAATGCAGCAGGTAATTTAATCGTGACAACAACTAATGGCGGTGTGGACAATATATCTGGTTCAGATTATGATAACTTTGAAGATGTTATTTTTGCAGCTACAGGTTTTACCTTTAGCGTAAATGCAAATGGTAAACTAATCGCAACTATTTAACATGGCGACTATTGATCTCGGCAAAATTAAACAGGTCTGGCGAGGTACTTACAACAACGGAACTGCTTATACAGTTGACGATCTTGTAGCTTACACAGACACAGTAGGAGGTTTACAGAATACCTCTACATATATAGCTGTAGCTAACACTACAGGTAACGCACCTGCTAGTGGTGGTTCTATACACGCATCTTGGAACTTAGTAGCTCAAGGTGTGCCAGATAGATTACCTAGTCAATCTGGTAATGCAGGTAAATTTTTAAAAACTGATGGGTCAGCAGTTTCGTTTGATACTGTAGAAACTGCTCTAAATAAATTTGCAATATTTGAATTACATGACACAGGTAGTAATTTTAGATGTTTCCCTGCTGTTATGGGAGTAGGTGGTACTGGTGGTAAAACCAATTTCCAACTATCATTTAATCGTATGATGGATCATGGAAATATTATAAATGTTTCTCAGTCAAATTATTTTACAGTAAACGAAACTGGAACTTATACGTTAGACAGTCAGTTTGTAAACCATAATCCTCAACATTATAGAATGCCCTATTTATATAACAGAACTGATAGTAAAGCTGCTGAAGCATATCAAGGCAACGGAACAATTAATACAAATGTTAATTTAACAGTGATTGGTTATCATGATAATGAATCTGGTCATTTGTCCATTGGCGAACAATATTATTTAGAAACTGGACACGAATACGATTTTAGATGGTCATGTGATGGAAACATGAATACTATGAGTACTGGTACAGGCTCTTTGCTTTCAAACTACTCTAATGGTGGTGTAACTCAGTATAACGTAGTACTTAGATTTAGATTAAACAAAGTAGCAACCCCTTCATAAAATTATGGCACACGCAAAAGACACAAAACTGCAAGAGTTTTACGAACTAACTGTAGGCTCAACAAAAGGAGATTATCCAAAAGGATACACTCTAAACAGAGGTTTAGTTAAACTTGGTTTTTCGCTAAGTGATCTTGAAACTTTTAACTATGATACGTTAAAAAGTTCTTGGGTAAGCAAAACAGCTATACCTACTGAAGAAGAAATTAAAACAGCAGCAATAGCTCAAATTGAAATTGACATATCTATGCAGTATCAAGGTAACAGGGCTAATGCGTATCCACAAGTGGGAGAACAATTAGATTTGCTTTGGCACGCTATAGATGCAGATACAGATTTAAAAACTAAATTAGCAGGTTTTTACAATGCAATAAAAGCTGTTAAAGACGCTAATCCCAAGCCTAATTAACTATGCCTTTAACACAAGTATCATCAAGGGCTATTGAAGATACCCTAAGATATGTCTTAGGTGCTAGTGGTACAAACCACTATACATTTACAGGTAAAGGTCTTACGGGTACAGTAAATGACCCTACGTTAACTCTTAGCAGAGGTCATACTTATATCTTTGAAAATAGAAATAGTACTGGCGCACACCCTTTTTATATAAAAACCAGTATTGCTAATGGTGGTACGAATGATGCTTATAACACAGGAGTAACAAATAATGGTGGTGCTGGTGGTACAGAAATAGTATTTACAGTACCGCATGATGCACCTGATGTTTTGTACTACCAATGCAGT